AGGGTTTCACCTTGTTGATCCAGCCGATATAATTCATGATCTCCGAGTGCGGTGCCGTGAGTATTCCCGTGGCGAGTTTGGCTTGTACAGCCGCCCCAACCGTGGCGACTTAATGACGATATTGCCCCAGTGGTATGTTGAGAAACATCAGAAATATTTTTTAGGAGTGAACAATGATCTGGAACCCATGGAAAAGAATCCGTCAGCTTGAGCGTCAATTGGGTCATATGGACGACTGGATTGAGCTTGCTGGCAGATATCAACGCAGGCTCGACCGTGCGGAAAAAGTTCTGCGGAACATCGCCGCCGAGGAGAAACCATCCAGCATCCAAATCGTGAAGCGCATCGCTGCGATGGCGCGAGAGGGGCTGAAGCAATGATCATCAATGGGAACACACTTTTGTTTCGGGCCATGATCGCGGCGACTTAATGACGATACTGCCCTAGTGGTACGTCGAAGAACACCAGAAATATTTTTTAGGAGTGAACAATGATCTGGAATCTATTGAAGAAAATCCGCAAGTTTGAGGGGCATTTTGCCGATACAAAGCGACAAGAGCGCGTCAAAGCCATGCGGGCAGAGCAAATTAGTATTCAGATAGAACTTGGATTTGATCCGAGTGACAGCGTTCAGGGTTGGCTGCGCTTGCATCAAATCTTGAAAGATCATGAAGATCGAATCAAGAGCTTGGAGGCTTCATCGAAATGATCATCAATGGGAACACACTTTTGTTTCGGGCCCCGATCAAAAACATGATCAATGAGAAGCGCCGTGAACACGGCGTTTCCTACGGCCTGTCCGAGGCTGGATATGACATCCGCATCAAGCAGGATATTGTTTTCTACAAGCCAAATAATAAAGAATACCTGTCAGGGGTAATTGTAGACGGTAAATTTTCACAAGGGGACTTCACCATCGCCAGTGCCATCGAAGAGTTCCAGTTGCCGCTTGATCTGGTTGGCATCGTGCATGATAAAAGCACATGGGCGCGGCGCGGGCTTTCGGTCTTCAACACCGTGATCGAAAGCGGATGGTGCGGGTTCCTGACATTGGAACTGGTCTACCACGGGCGTGATCCGCTGCACATTCCAGCGGGTGCAGGCATCGCGCAGGTCGTGTTCCACCAAACATCTGACCTTGCAAAGTACGATGGAAAGTATCAGAACCAGCCCGACCAACCAGTCGAGGCCATCCTTCGTTGATATTCATGGCTGCGTCTGCTAATGTGGGCGCAGCCATTATCTTTGAGGGAACCCGATGTCAGGCTTGAACCCGAATATCCGATTGATTGATGACGAGGCAGACGCTGCCATCGGCCCGATGGACGTGACCGTTGAGCGTGATGACGCAGAGCCAGAAGACATCCCAGAGATTTCTCAAGACGGCGCAATCCTCAAAATCGAACACGGTGACGGTTCGATCACACTGTCTCTGGATGGCAAGCCGATCAAAGACCCTGAAAACGAGAAGACACCGCCGCAGGGCTGGTTTGACAACCTCGTTGACGAGATTGACGACATCGAACTCCAGAACATTGCCGACGACCTGATCCGTGGCGTGGCGGACGACATCGAGAGCCGCAGCGAGTGGATCGAGGATCGCGCGCAAGGCATCAAGCTGCTCGGCCTCAAGATTGAGATACCTGGCCTGAACGGCGCTGCCGATGGTGCGCCCGTGGAAGGCATGTCCAAGGTTCGCCACCCGCTTCTGCAGGAGGCTGTGCTGCGCTTTCAGGCCAACGCGCGCTCTGAACTGCTGCCCACCGATGGCCCCGTCAAAATCCGCGATGACGCAAACGGCAGCACCACCCAGCGCGACGAGATCGCCAACGCCCTTGAGAAGGACATGAACCACTACCTGACCAGCACGGCGCGGGAGTATTACCCCGACACAGACCGCATGCTGCTGATGCTGGGCTTTGGTGGCACATCCTTCAAGAAGGTGTACTTCTGCCCGCTGCGCAACCGCCCAGTCAGCGAGAGCGTGGATGCCGACAACCTGATCGTGAACAGCGCCGCCACCGACCTGTCGAATGCCAAGCGCATCACGCACCGAGTGTACATGCGCCCCAGCACGGTCAAGCGCCTGCAGATCATTGGCATCTACAGCGACACCGATCTGGACACGCCCAACGAGGTCACGCCCGATGCGGCGCAGGACGCTAAGAGCGCGCAGCAGGGCATCACAACCACCTCTTCCAACCCAGATGACCGCGACCGCGAGATTTATGAGGTCTATTGCGAACTGGACATCAAGGGCTACGAACACAAGCACAAAGGCAAGCAGACTGGCCTAGAAATCCCGTACCGTGTCACCATCGACGTGTCTTCGCGCAAAATCCTGTCGATCACCCGCAACTTCGATCAGGACACCGCCGACTTGCCAGAGGCGCGCGTCAACTTCGTCAAATATACGTTTGTACCAGGTCTTGGCTTCTATGACATCGGCCTGCTGCACATTCTGGGCAACACCACCAACGCAATCACTGCGGCTTGGCGCGAACTGCTGGACGCTGGCATGTACGCGAACTTCCCAGGTTTCCTGATCAGCGACACTGGATCACGCCAGAACACCAACATCTTCCGCATCCCACCAGGTGGCTCTGCTCAGGTCAAGACTGGCGGTCAGCCGATCAATCAGGCCATCATGCCGCTGCCATACAAAGAGCCCTCACAGGCCCTGATGGCGCTGGTGGAGAACATGTCCCAGACTGGCATGCGTGTCGGCGGCACCTCTGAGGCGCAGGTTGGCGAAGGCCGTGCCGATGCCCCAGTTGGCACAACGCTTGCCATGATCGATCAGGCCACCAAGATCATGAACGCAGTCCACAAGCGCATGCACAGCGCGCAGGCCGAGGAGTTTTCCCTGCTCTTGAAGTGCTTCCGAGAGCATCCCGAAAGCTTTTGGGAGCGCAACCGAAAGCCCACCCTGCAGTGGAATGAAGAGCTTTTCATCCAAGCCCTCAACGATGTGGAACTGGTGCCGCAGGCAGACCCCAACACGTCAAGCCACGCCCAGCGCGTTATGAAGATCATGGCGCTGAAGCAATTGCAGGCTGCCAACCCGCAGATGTACGACGAGGAGGCCATCGACAAGGCCGCGCTGCGCGCAATCGGCTGGTCGAACCCAGAGCAGTTCCTCAAGCCGCAGGAGTCCAAGCAGCCGCCCCCAGAATTCCTAAAGGGGGTCGAGGAAATCAAGATCGCCCATCAGAAGGCCGATGCGGATACGATGCGCGCGCAAGCCGCAATGCTCGCAGCCCAGTCTCGCGCTGGCGCACCCCATGGGCCACAAGGGCCGCAGGGGCCACAGACAGACCCCGCCAAGATTCTAGCTGAACAGAACAAGGCTCGCCAAATGGAATTCTCCATGCAGCGCGACCAAATGAACGACCAGAACCGCGACCTCGACCGCGAGAAAGACTTGCGCATCGAGCAGATGCGGATGGATCGTGAGCAGATGAATGACGCTGTTCGAATGCAGCATGAACGTGATATGCAGGAACGTGATCACGCTGCAGATGCGGTCAAGCTCGCCATGCAGCTTCGCAGACAGGGGAAGTAAATGGATAAAGACAAGGCAATCCGCGCCGCAAAGCTCACCCTCGGTGGCATGCTGGAAAAGAAGCGCCACACCACGGCGGTGAGCCGCGCTGATGGCCAAGTCTCCCCGTCAAAATACCTGCCCAACGTGCCTCGTCAGGTACACGCTGACGGTGGCAAGGTGGCTTTCATGCAGGGCAACCATCCAGATGTTCCTGACGTGGTTTACCACGGTACCAATCGGGACTTTCGGTCTTTTGATCCAGAAGCCCAGCGCAACTATGACATTGACCCCAAAAGGCCAGATAGCACTGACACTGGCTGGTTTGGGAAGGGCCATTATTTCGCGCCACGACCAAAGCAAGCAAGCTATTACGCTGAAGAAGCAGCGCGGCGGTCACAAGGCAAAGGCGCACAGGTTTATCCTGTCCACCTGAGTATGAAAAACCCATTTGTGGTAAATATGAGGGATTCTGACAGCGGCGCTACGACCCTGGACAAAGCACTAAACAGCGCTG